AACCTCCTCCGCCGCCCCCACCTCCTAAAAAGACTCCATTTGGAAAATGGACGATACTCATTATTTTGGTTTTAATTGCAATGGGATACTGGGGCTACAAGACGTTCTTGAGACCGAACCCCGTGCCTGATTTGTACGCCTAGCGGGTTACGGCGTATACGTTCGAAGGCTTCTGGATGGTCACGTTGCGCGCGGCAAACTTGATCAGCATGTACGCCAGGACGGACAGCAGGGTCGTCAGCAGTGCGGTGATCAGGAAGAATGAGTTGGTGTTGCGCGGCACGTTGATGACGGCAGACACCATGGCGCGCACAAAGTCGAGCCACGACAAGCTGGCAGTGAAAGCGAGGGAGCCGACAATGGCGTTCAGGGCGAAAGACTCAATCTCGACGGCGGCGGAAACGAGGGAGGATGCCATTTTACTACTTACATAGGAAATTTTTTACTGGCGTCTGACCATCATGACGCCCGCCACGCCTCCTGCAATTCCGAGGACCGTCGTCAGAAGAATGAGCTTCTCGCGCCAGTCCTGGGCACACTCACACGGGCGGCGCTCGATGTCCCACAGGAAGCTCACGAGGGCAAAGAACGCGAGCAGGCCAGCCGCGCTGATGAATACCCCGAACGGCACGAGGTACTTTCCGTCGCGGATGAGCATGAGCACGAGCGGGGCGGCGATGGCGATAGCGTACCAAACCTTGAGGTACTGGCGGCGCCAATCCGCGCCGCACGAGCACCCAGCCCGCTCGAGGCTCAGAAGCCACCACAGGGCGATGCCATTCGTAATGAGTGACGGAGTGAAAACAATTGCTGGGTGCATTTATTATTATAAAAGAATTTTTCATTACTCATCCTCAAAGTCCGACTCGTCTGGGAGTGACGTCCATTGCACCTTGTCGAACATTGGTGCGTCCTCTTCTACATCCGAGTCTGAAATTTTAAAAATTTTAAATTCTGTTTTTGAAAATGGAACTGGAGCCCACTGAACACAGTCATTTGGATCCCACGGTTCAGGCACCTCCATAAGATTCCTTCGCCTTTTCAACTGCATTCTTCAACGCGCGTTCGGCTGGCGTCTCGGGTTCCCACTCGTCCCACTCGTCTGCACATTTATTCACAAGAATAAGATTCGCGTCTGATCCCTCGTAGCGATTCCATGGCGGGTCAGCGCCCTCCACGTCCTCTTCTTCAATCTCGTCCTCTTCTTCAATTTCTGGAAAAAAAGTTCCAATTTGTTTTCCAGTTACATACCTGGCTGAGAACATGAGGCCCATGTATACATCCTGGGCGAGGACCGTGTCGCGGCCACATGCATGGGCGTAATGGCCCGCGATGACGATTGCAGATTCCATGACTGGGAGGAACACGTCCATATTCTTTTAAACTATAAAAGAACTTTGGCCAGTTTCATCCATGTTGTCGAAAAGGACACGCATATTCGTGAACCCCGTCACCTCCAAGAATTGATAATACCTGGCCCATATGGTCACGACACGATTCTGTGCGAGTGCCGGATTGTGCGGGGCTAGAAAAAAATCAAAATATTGATGTTTTATTCTTCCAAAGTTGACGGCGCCTGACGGTCTTGACGATTCAGGGTCGAGTGAAAACGAATACATGTAGAATGGCCTGGCTGGAACACGCGTGTGATTTTCAATGAATTGTGCCGTTCCGAGGAGAAGATTGGTTCCAATGATTGGATCGAGTCGCTGAGCCTCGTTGAAATACATTGCAAGTGAATTCAATTGATTTAAATTTGAAAAGTTTAGAGAGTAAGACGGTCCGGCAATGTTGGATGAGTCGAGCCAATAGTCAAATCCAATTGCGTTTTGATTTTGAACAGTAAAGAAAAGTTCCTTGACTGGGTGGAGAAAGTTTGTGACGCACCGCACGTTTGATGTTCCGGCCGGTGCAATATACCTGGCTCTCTGAACATTTTCAGATAGGTAAATGACCGATCCTCTTTTCTGAATGTGAGCTCTTTCATTCTCACTGAGAAATACATATTCAGTGAGAAGATTGAATGTCATGGGTATCTGAGGGGCGAGTGTCGAGCAAAAGTCTGACAAATTATTTAAAATAATTCTAAAATTAATATTTGGGACGACTGGCAACCCTCGTTCGATGCACTTGAACCTGAGGGGCACGACATATCGCCCGAGTGGGGCGTTAGTGGCGCCGATTGCCGTCCCGCCAATCAGGTTCGCCAACCCCGCCTGTTGCCCCTGTGGAACTTCCACCTCATTCACAAGATTAATGAATTCTCCCCAAAGTCTTTCGATGAGTTGATTTCCAATGTATAGTTCGGCGCGTTCTATCATAAGCGCCCCGGCCGAGTCATAGTAGGCTGTGCCCGCCGGTGAATTCACGTCGAACCGGGCGTACATGGCCGTGATGAGATCCCCATTCATTGGCATTGTCACGGTTGAATCTGTTCCATATTGTGGTTCACTTTCAAACTGCACGTTAATGACCCGGGTCGCAAAGAGTCCCTGTGGTTTGTATTGTTCTAAAAAATATGTAACATCTGGTTCACCTGATAGGATGATGTCGGCCGCTCCGAGTTGAGCGAGCACTTGGCGTCCCGCCATCTACTACTATCTCCAGAAGTTTAGTCGTACATTAGCCCCGCGAGGCCGTTGGATACCCGAAGCACGTTGTAAGATACTGCAATGACCCTGAGTTCCTTTGTCTCGAGTGATGTCGTTCCGGGTAGAAAAATTTGAAATTTCTTTTGTTTTATTCTACTCATGTTGATTGACCCGGATGGGCGGGGATCTTGGGGTCTCCGTGCAAAAGAATACATGTAGATTGCTCGGTCGGGTTGTCTCGTATGTTTTTCGAGAGGTTGTATAATGTGCATGAATTGGTAATCTGTTGTGGTCGGGTCCAGAAGATCCTCACCGTTGAGGGTTATCGCCGCCCCGATTCCAAGGTCCGTGACATATACGTAGGGTGTGGCGGCCTTGTCCTGAATGACGAAGAACAACTCACGGACCGGCCCCGTAAAGCCGAGATCGACGACGGTCGATTGACCTAGATTGAATGTCTCGTATTGCAGCTGTGTGATTACGTAATCGAGCACGTGATTATTCATCCAGTTCACCTCGGGGTCTGACAGGTATGCATATTCGACAATCATGGATGCGGTGACATTTGTTTGCGTCACGACTGTGTTTCTGGCCACGAGACTCATGAATGGCCGGAATGTCACATAGATTTCCATGTCTTGTCTTTGGAGCGAGCACACGGGTACGGCGAGTTCGTTCGCTCCGTAAAAGTAGAATGGTAAATTTACATAATAAGTTCTATCCTGTGTTGCCGATGCCAAATCCATCTTGCCCGTGAGAAGGGTGAGACCCGTCTGATTCTCCTGCGAGACGGCGAGATCGTTGTAAATCTCAATCGCCTCGCCCGTGAGGGTCTGTATGAGCTGTCCGCCAATCTTGAGTTCCGCTTTTTCAATCATGTACGTTCCGACTGAATCTACATAATTGTAGGTGTTTGGGAGGGGCGTGGCTGCACACATCACCGTCACGTATGCGTTTGCGGACATGAGTGCCGTTCCAGTTCCTATGGTCGTCACGTCCAAGAAGAAGACGTTTGAGGTGTCTGTGCACTGTGTGCACACTTCAATGGTGTAAGGACCGAACGTGCCTATGCTCAACTGACTGGTCGTTTGGTAGATGGGCGTGGCGGGTCTGACGTCTGCCGTGTTCTGAAACAGGCCCACGCTCGACACGTATGACCCCGGTACTTCAAAATAAACAAGAAATTTGTAAATTCCTATTCTTGAAAACTGAATATTTCCATTTGTTGTGACTGATATGAACTGTGACAGACCCGCGTCATTCATAGTCAGGTTGAAATTCACGGGCCATACGGTCCCGAGCGTGATGAGGGCCTGTGTATTTCCTGTAAATAAAAGACCATTTCGTTTCAGGTTTTCGAATGACGCTGACAGTGGCGAAATAATTCCAAATTGTTCGGACGCAAAGAATGAATTGCTCGTGAGCGTCGCGGGGGTGTCAGTGCGTACTGTAATTTTGTATTGATCATTTTTATTCCAGACTTGTACGGGCAGTGTGAAGTTGATGGTCGGGCTGCGCGTCTGCGTCGTCGACCATGTCGTGATGGGGCCTACGGCTGCGTTGCTCAGAGTCACAGAGAAGATGTTTGAACCGGTCGTGTAGAGCGTCCCCTTCAGGTGGTACAGTCCAGTATCGAAAAAAGAAAATGTATTTGAATTTTTCAAAACATTAATATCTTGAAAAAATCCCGTCTGCGCCCAGTTGACGGCGAGATTTGCGGTGGCACCGACGAGTGTCTGATTCGTCCCAAGTCTATAAAATTCATTCACGTCTGTGATTGAAATCTCCGTGCCCTGTCCGGTGGTCCCGATCGTCACGGGCAAGGCGAATTGTGTTTCAACATCTAGAAAATAATTTTTGTTTGTGTCTGTGCATATGATTGGTATGACGGCGAGGGGTGTCTGTGGCATGGGCATGACGAGAATTTCATAAGAAAATTCATTCCACGTCCATGCACCCACGGGGTGACCGTCTGCGAGTTGCGACCCAACTCCGATGCGTGAGACGGGGAGAGAGACATTGAGGGTGACTACGAGCATGTACGTCCCCGTGAATGCAAACTTGAAGCATCCACCGGGTGTGACTGTGATGAGTGATGCGATTCCTAGGCGTGGTCCAAATAAATTGAGATTCACGAATTGTGCCCATGTTCCGTTTGGGCTTGGGACGATTGAGTTTAGAGTGACTGGTGCGAATACGTTTGCAATGTATGTTTCAGAGGCGCTCACGGTTGCTGCAGGGATCCACCCCGACTGTGCGAGTGAGAGATCGGAGTAGTTCCCGTGGGTGCTCCCCGGTGAAACATCCCACTGGACTGTGTTTGAAGTTGGAAATCTTGAATATGAATGCGGGTCGAGTCCGAAGAATACTCCGACGGTCGTCACGTCTGCTGTGTTGAGCGTCACGTTTGAACAATTTTGAAAAAAGAATTTTGTTTTTGTTGAATCGTAACTTATCTTTGTAGCAAGTGCGGAGGGCCCGAGCCACAGGGGGAAATTTCCGGTTGAATATGTGTCGACTCCCACTGCGTTGACTTTGACTGGGCTTGTGAGATTTCCGTCGATGTATAGGTACGGCACTGGACGTTGAAGACGTACGGGCAGTCTCCAGATGTATTCGGTTGAAGAAGGTGAGAGTGATGGGAGATCGACAGCCACCATGACGCTCCTCACGAGATCACCTTTGTAAGGTATTCTGCACACCGCCTGCGAGCCCCATTGCACCTGTTGACCCTGAAACGGCACGGTGAATGCCTGTAGGGTGAATGGTGTGTGTCTTCTGTAGACGCCCGTGAAGTAAGAAACGGACGGCGATCCCGTGAGATATGCGTCTTGTTGTCCAATGGCTGCAAGTTGTACTGCCCCTGCGGACATTCCTGCTCTATATGAAGAACTTATTTCCACCAGGAGTGCGGCGCGGCGAAAGACGCTCTCTAAACTCGTCGCCTAGAGCAGGAATGAATATTCAATTGAAAA